TTTCAGGAAAGAAAATCCTGAAAAATGTGGAGGTAAATTCACAACACAACTGCACATGGATTCATCTGTTCTTATTCCAAATACGGATATGCGTGTGTGTTACTCACCTAACGGGGGATCATTTAAGGATATTGTTGATTATTTTCCTTTAGATCATTTCCCCGCGCATAACTTTGAGATGATTTACAGGCTTAAAGATGGTTCAATTAAGATTATGGAAGGTCGATCAAAGCCAAAAAAGGTGCAAACTGTAGTGTCCTTTCAAGGTGGTGTTTATGAAACCTTGAGTGAAAATACTTTTGCTGGCTTGTGTGGAGCTGTTTTGATTTCACGAGGAGCCCATGGTGCCATTACAGGATTACATCTTGGTGGTCATGCTGGAACTCCAATGGGATGTTATGGCTCTTTCATTAAGCCAGAGTTGGATGAAGCTATTAAGAAGCTTGATGAATTTGATGCTGTTGTTTTATCTGGTGCTGCAGAAAAGTTTTCACCACAGGTTCTTGGTGTAACAGTACTTTGTGATCAACCAGTTCACAAGAAGAATCCAATCAATTTCATGCCGGAAGATTCTCAAATCGAGTACTATGGTGCATGTCCGGGTAAAGTCAAGGCTGTTTCTCGAGTTAAGGTCACACCTATTAGTCATTTGGTTACTGATGTGTGTGGCATTCCAAATAAGTGGGGACCGCCTAAGATGAACCTTGATTGGTATGGTTGGCAAACTTGTTTGGCCAATTTGTCCAATCCTGGGGAACCGTTCCCACATGATCTTATTGTTAGAGCGGTCAAAGATTACAAGAAGCCATTGATCGAATTGTTTCAGAGTAGCTTGTGGAATGGTGCGGCTCCTATGAATGACAAGGAAAACATTAATGGTGTTCCAGGTGTTAAGTTCATGGATGCCATCAAAATTGGAACGTCTATAGGTTTCCCTTTGACAGGACCAAAGAGCGAGCACATGCTTGACGTTGATGTGTTCGACAATGATGGATTGTTGGATAGAAAATTCAAGGATTATGTGCTTGAAGAAATTGCGCGTTGTGAATCTTGTTATTTGAGTGGTGAGCGAGCTTATCCTATAGCTAAAGCCTGTAAGAAGGATGAGATTTTAGCAAAAGAAAAGTGCCGTATTTTTTACGGAAATTCAATTGCTTTAACCTTTTTAGTTCGTAGATATTTTTTGCCTTTGGTTCGAGTTTTAATGATGAATCCACTTAAGTCTGAATGTGCTGTGGGAATTAATTCTCATGGACCTGAATGGGATCAACTTATGAAATATTTGCGTTTAAAAAATGATCAGAAATTTCTTGCTGGTGATTATAGCAAGTTTGATCAAAAATTACCTTCTCAAGTTTTGTTTGCAGGTTTAAGGATTCTCATTGATTG